ATATCTTTTTGTAAGATTGGAACTGCTTCCTGTCTAACACTTTTTAATAAAGCCTCTCTTGTATCTAGATTTAAATTTTCATATTGACCCGTACTTAGTTTTGCATAAGTTCCAACAGGATCATCTACTGAATCTTTCTTAGCTTTAAAATAATCTATTCTATTTGGAATACCTGCAACTTTTGTTTCGTACTCAACAATGCTAATCATTCCATCATTTAAATCATCTTGATATATTTTAGTTAAGTCTTTATTAAGTGTAGATAAGGCTAAGGAATTATCTCCATCTGCAGGATATAAAGCATCAGTTATAATTCTTTCTTCTTTAGCTGTTGATACTAATGCTCTTGAATTAAGTAAATTTTTATGAACAATATTATCTACTGCGTAAATTTTCTTTTGCTCTTCCATTAAATAATTATTTGCAAATATTGTTTTTACATTTGAATTAGATGCTCTTGATTCAAACTTAGTTCTAAGTAGTTTACTTTTTTCAGTTAAAAATTTATTTGCTTTATCACTATCTTTAAAATTAGATGCTTCTTGAACATAACTGTTTAATTCAACTATCGCTTCGTTTTCTAACTCTAATGCTTCAGTTCTATTTTCTGCATTCTTTTCTTTAATTTTATATTCAGTTAATTTTTTAGTAACAGGAGCCAATGCACTAGCAAGGTTTTGATTTAAACCCATTTGAATATTTGTTTGAGCAGAACCTGTAGCAGTTGTCATTTCTCCTTTAGCTGTAAATGTAGGAAGTTTAGGCATTATACTGTAGTTCCTTTAGTCATCGTTAATAGAGACATACCTGTTTGACTTGCTGTTTGTATTTGAGCAAGTTTAGCAGATTGTTGTGCCATATCACCTTTTATTCTAGCAAATTTTGCTTCTTCCATTTTTGTAGCAATATTCATTTTAGAATTATATTTCATTAAATTTTCTTGTAAGATTTTTTCTCTTTCATTTGATCTGGCAATTCTTAATGCTGAACCACTATAAACAACACCAGACTTTGCATTCTGAACTACAGTTGTTCCTCTTAATTTTACAAACTCTTTATCAAATTGTTTTAAATCAAACTCTGTTTTTTTTTCTATAGCTTCGGCTTGTTTTTCTAAAACTTCAGCATTTCTATTATTAACAGATTGATTAAAGTCTCCAATAGCACCTTGAGATTTGTATTGAGCAACACCCATTGCTCCAACAATAGCCGTTTGAATACCCATTAAAATAACCTCGCATACATATATTGATCAGAACCATCAAAACCAAATTTTCTCATTAAACCTTCTTCTTGTAAACCTAACCACTTAGCAAATTTTAAACCAGTTGTATAGTTTGCTCTTATAGCAGTTTGAACTCTTTTTATATTATTTTCTTTAGCAGTTTTTGCGAAACCTTTTTTTATTTCTCTAGCAACTAATAAAGGGTGGCTCAAAGATTCTTTGGTAGCTAACACCCAACCTTCTGCTACACCATTCCAAACAATTTTCATACCTGCAGCAAAGATAGGTATCTCATTTACCATACCTGTAAATGCTAATTTATCTTGTACTAAGTTGTTTGCGTTACCCTCAAATTCCATATCTTTATCCATCAATGCGTGGTTCATTTGTTGACTCATAATGTATATACCATGTTTACCTTCATATGGTACTATATCTAGTATTTTATCCATCATTAGTAATAAGTCTAGGGTATAGCGACAAAACAGTTAATGGTAATGGTTGATTTTGTCTAACAAATATAAAACCATCTGTCTCGTAGTTACCTCTAAACTCTATCTCCTTATCTCCTGTAAATACATTAATACCACTATTCATTGCATTAGATGAAGATCTAAATGGTATTCGTTCCATGTTGTTTAGATCTGGACCAATCTCAATACCAATACTTTCATAAAGTCTAGCAGTAATTTCATAAATTCTTTTTGTTTTACTTTGTGATGTACCATTGTTTGCACCGGCATCTATTCTCATTGTTTGTAATAATGAAACATAAGGCAATCCAACTTTAACTTTAGTTGAAGATCTCTCTAAAGTAATTGCACCACTTGATACCACTTTATTTGGATGAGTAGATCCATTTGCTAATACTGAAACTGTTTGACCCTCTAAATGATCTAGACCACTAATAGTAGTTGTTGCAGATCCATCGTAAGCTAATTGTGAATCTAAATAATTAAATGAAGTATCATCTGTAGTATCAAATTTTAAATTATGTAAATATTCTACATATCTTTTTGTTGCACCATTAATTGTTCTTTTGACAATAATCCAAACCTGGTATTCAGAATCATCTGTTGGTAATACTTCAACACTTTCAACTACAGCATTTCCGGACCCAAAAGATCCACCAATAATATGTCTATGCCAGGCAGTAACTTGTTGTTCTCTTTGATAGGTAAATCCTAAAAGTTGACCATCAGTTCTAACACACCAAATAATACTATTTGGCTCTTCTTGATATGCCATTTGTGTAATACCAGATTCAGTAATGTGTTCTGCAAGAATAGTTAAATCTGGAGCAGTATAACCATCAACATCAAAGTTATAAGCTAGTTCTCTAATTTTTCTTTTGGCTCTTTGTAAAAATAAAGTTGCGTTACCAAGAGAGATACCATCTACATTAGCTGCACCATGATTTGATTGTTTGTTAATTAAAATATTTGTTGGTGTAATAGCTTCACCGGTTCCACCACCATCTGCAGCAAACTCACCACCTGCCGTACCAATAATTAATGTTCTGGTTGCAGTTAAAAATCTAATTGCGTTAACTTGGTTAGAAGCAATAGTATAAACAATAGCATCATCATCAGCTACAGTTCCATGATAGTTATCATCAAAATTTTCATAGTCTGCTGATTTAGAAAAAAATATTGCTTGTGGTTGAGCAATCGTTGCAGCAAATACTAATCTTTGTTCAAAAAAAGTTACGCAAGAAGGATAACCACTAGTGTCAGAAAAAGATCCTAATGCAAAATCTGTAGTAGATCCTGTTTCATTTAAATCTTTAATCACAACTCCAACTACAACTGTAGTAGATGTAACACTTGTTATTTTAATATGACCATCTGTAATATGAAGTAGTCTACCAACATCTGTAGATAAAAAACCTTGATTAGCATTAACACCTGTTGTTGAAGAAAATGTAACTGTAGATGTTTGACCAACACTTTTGTGAGATGGGGTTGCTGTAGTTGTTTCAATATTGTGATCCATGAATGGACCATTTATTATAACATCATCAACTAATGACCAGGAAGTATGACCAGATCTAGTTAGTTTTCTAGGATGATGATTTGGATGACAAATATACATTGTGTCAGCAGATTGTGCAAACTTAATATCAAATAACTCTGCTTCTAAATAAGGCGAACTAATTTCATAAGCTGAACCACCAGATAATATTTGACCACTATCTTTATAAAATCTTATATACTGATCACCAAACTCTAAAATGTAAGTTTGTATTGTTGAAAACTCAAAAGAAATTAATCTAGTTTTTTTTGAACTATCTTTTACTTCTGATACAAATTGTGAACCAGATCTTCTTGATGCCGATCCATGTGGATAGACAATCATGTTTTCTAAAGTCTTACATCCAGAATTATATTTTGATAAATCATTTCTTCCATCTAATCTTGGAGATAACTCTCCACCTGTAAAGTTTGTTATTTCAACGGCAACTCTACCCATGATTTAGTACCTTGAGTTTATAAATGAACTTGCACCAATATTATCTGCTTGACCATTGTCCGGGTTATTATTTTGACCCTCAGTAGCATCTACAAATCTAGCTTCTCTTAATTTATCTTGAAACAAAGCAATCATATTAGAAGCAACAGGATTTGATGAAGTAATTGCGTAAGCAATATCTGACGCTAAACCTGCTGAAATAGTTTCTCTTAATAATTCATCGTATTGATTTGGATCTGTTACTCTTGCTACATATTGTATCTTAACTGTTCCATGATTTGCTAAAATTTTTCTACCTTCAATTTTATAATCATAATCATAATTTAAAATCGTTACTACTCTCAAACAATCTGCAGGTAAAGTAAACTGATAACTAAAACCCCATGATGGAGTTTCTGTATCTTTTGCAAGTTCAACTCTCTTCATTAAACAATTCCAAAGATGAGATCTAAAAATACTATCTCTTATTTGAGTGTACCTTGCGTTACAAAGTCTTGCGTTCTTTGAATCTTCTGTAAGCGTAAGTATAGTTGATGCACCAAGTTGATTTAATGCTCCATTACAAATGTCGACTTCTGATGCCATATTACTTCCTTATTATATATTTGCGTCTTATTTGTCTATCTTTTTCTAAAGCAAATATTTCTTCTGTTGTCTTATATTGTTTTGTGTCAAAACCATAATGATTTTTACCATCATTTTTAAATCTATCTACCAATACATATCTATAGATATGATCTCCTTTCTTAAAATGTAATACTGTTTTTAATTCTTTTATTTGTTTTGTCATGCACTCTAGGGGGTTTCCACTCTCGCTTCCACCCCCTAAAATTTATTTACTATGCTTCGTGAGCAAGTATTTCTACAACTTTAGCTTCTTCCATTCTAGTTGCACCGAATGCAGCAGAATAGTAAACTTGAGTTGCGTAACCTTTGTCAGATCTTTCATCGATTCTAG